ATGAATTACTCAAAATTAAAATAAAACAAAATGGCAGAAACTAAAGTAAGCGGTAGAGATTATATTCTCTTAGCTGACATCAACAACGACGGTACGTTTAAGCCGGTAGCTTGCTTAACTACTAACTCTTTAACTTCTACGTTAGGAACTATCGACGCTACTTCTAAGTGCGGCGATCAATATACTCCTAGCCCTTCTTTTAACCAATCTTTTGAATGTGAGGGCTTCGCAATAGACGAAACGGGTACTCCTTCTAAAGATAGTTACCAACAATTATACGACGCTCACGCGGCTAAAACTTTATTCGCTATTAAAATGGGTAAAGCTACTCCAACTGCGGGCGACGTTTATTACGGAGGTGCGGGATCTTTAGTATTTATTAGTAACTTTAATGTTAACGCGGCAGATAAAGACGACGTAAAGTTTACGGCTACTTTTGTAGTAAGTGTACCTCCTATTACTCAAACTGAACAAGTATAATAAAAAAATATGTTCGAATTAAAAGTAAAAGACAAAGTAATCCCCCTAAAGTGGGGTACTTGGGCTATGTATGAATTTAGTAAAGAGAAAGGATCAATTAATGAAAGGGGCGAAAAAATCCCTTTATCTATGAATGATTACTTCAAATTATTATCAAGTCCTAACGTAGACTTAAGTAATATTATTAGTTTTATTTCGATCGGTTATAAATCCGCTTGCGTAAGTAATAAAACGCAAATAGAATATACCGAAGCGGAGGTTTACGATTGGCTAGACGAAATAGGCGGTATTCTTGATTCTAACGGACAAGTTATGGAATATATGAAATACATAGTTTCCGAGACGGTAGTCTTATTAAGTAAGAAACAAGAAGTAAAGGAAGTAGGTAAAAAAAAAGGTTAAATAATTTAACTTGGGACGAAATATTAGTAAAGGCGGCTGAATGTGGAATAAGGCCTAGCGAATTTTGGGAAATGACTTGGAAGGAGTTTTCTATTATCGTTATGGGCCAAGAACGTAAAGAACTTAACGAATGGGCTAGAACTAGACAATTAGCCTACGTTATGTACTTAAGTAGTAGCGCCGAGAAGTCCCCTAAGCCTTTGAAATCCTTTTGGCCTATTCCGGAACTAGACGAAGACGACGAAGAGAAAGTATTTATAACCGCCGAACAGTTAAAGAGAAGTCTAAAAATGTACGGCGTAAATTAAAAGGAAATGGCAGAAAGTACGGGACAACCTATTTTAGAGGTCAATATAGGAGCGGACATTACCCAACTCCAAGCCTCTTTAATTGCGGCCGAAAATGAATTACGGGGATTTCAAAGCGAAATAAAGAAGACTACCGATACCGGTAGAATAGCCGAACTTTCTCAAAGCATAGAAACGACTAAGACTAAAATAGCCGGTTTAAATGCTGAAATAAATAAATCCCCTAAGAAATTCGGAGACGCTACTAACGCTTTAGGTAATTTATCTAGAGTAGCGCAAGACGCCCCTTATGGATTTATAGGTATTGCGAATAACCTTAACCCTTTACTAGAATCATTCCAACGATTATCTAAAACGGAAGGAGGAACTAAAAAGGCCCTCGGTGCTATGGCGGCCGGATTAACCGGACCGGCGGGTATTGGGATAGCTTTATCAGTAGTTTCCTCTTTAGTGGTAGCTTTTGGCGACGATATAGGAATTTTCATAGATAAGGCGACCGGAGGATCTGCGGCATTAAGAGAATACGCTAACGCTTTTACCGGTGCAAAAAGTGCGTTTACTGACGCCTACGTAGAAGTAGAGAAAGTAAATAGCGCCTTCGAGCAATTCAATAACGGTACAATGTCCAAGAAGGACGCCCTAGATCAGTATAACAGTACTTTAGGTAAGGTTTACGGTACTACTAAAGATATAGCCGAAGCCGAGAAACTATTTATAGATAATAAAGACAATTACGTTCAAGCAGCCCTTTATAGAGCGGCCGGACAATTAGCATTAAAGAAAGCGGCGGAAGAGGCGTTTAAACAATTAGAAGCGCAAAACGCGCCGGAGAACGCAAATAAGGTAGATTTATTTATGGGCGAAAGTTTAGGTGCTTTTGCCTTATCTAAATTAACCGGCGGTCCCGCTATTAGTGCTAGCGACATTATAGGAAGCGAAGCGATAGCAAAGAAGGCTAAGAAACAAGAAGAGGTATTTAAAACTATATTTAAACAGTTTGAAGATTTAGCTAGAGAACAAGATAAATTAGCTACTCACTCTAAAACATTCGGACAAGATATAACTAATATAGATCCATTAAAAGAATATTCTGCGGCGCTTAAATATGAGTTAGCCCAACAATTAATGGACTACGAGAAGTATAAAAAGAAATTTAAGGAAATAGATACTTCTTACATTGCATTTCAATATAAAGACGAACCCGTTAAAGAAAGCGAGTTCACTAAAAAGACTAAGAAGGAATTAGCGGACAGTTCGCAAAATACTTTAGGTAGGTTTTTAACTAAAGACGCTAAAGAAAGGAACGATAACTATACTTTAGAAGATAAGAAAATAAAAGAATTAACCGACAGTTACGAGAACTTTGCTAATATGTTATCGGGTAGCGTAACTAACGGCATTATGAGCATATTCGACGCTATGCAACAAGGAGAAAGTCCTTTAGAAGCGGTTGCGCAAATGTTTATGAATATAGCTAAAAGCATAGCGGCGGCCGTAATTCAAGCGGCAATATTCGAGGCTATACTTACTGCGTTTCCCGAACTTAAGGCGATTTTTGCGGCTAGTGGTGCTTTACAAAGTGCGTTTAGCGGTAGGAAGTTAGCTTCCGGAGGTATAACTAACGGGGCTTCTATTGCTATGATTGGCGAAGCCGGACCGGAGGCAGTTCTCCCCTTAAGTAAATTAAATACATTTATGCAAACCTCTTTTAATGCGGGCGCTATGAATGGCGGAGGAAATGGCGGCGCAAGCGGCGGACAATTTGTATTAAGAGGACAAGATTTATTAGTAGCAATTAATAGAACTCAAAAGTCTTCGGCCCTTAAAGGACAAAATATAAGTTTAATATAATGGCATACGGACTAAGATATACTATAACGCAAGCGTTAAGAGACGGTACTACATTAAACGCAAACATTTACGAGAAGGATTATACCGGAAGTGTAATTACTTATGAAGCGATTAATATTAGTCTAGAGTCTAACGCTAGTAACGACGAGCCTTTAGCGGGGATTATTTCGTCTCAGTTAAATATATCTTTTTTAACTACGGAAGAGAACGGAGAAACCTTCCCCGAAATATTAAGTTTCGATATTAGAAAATACTTTGTTAAACTTTATACAGTAAATATAGAATACCCTCTTTGGGTAGGGTTTTTATTTAACGACTATGTTCAAATACCTTTTACTACGGGTAACGTTCAAGTAGATATAGTCGCGATAGACGGACTTTCTTTTTTAGATTATACGGAGTTTATATATCAAGAAGCGGATAGTATAAATTCAGTATATAGACTTATAGACATAATAGCGGAGACTTTAAACGTTATTGCTTATCCCGATCCTATTATGCTTTTAACTTCTTGCTCTTATTATGCGGAAGGAATGTACGATCGTGCGGACGCTTCGGCGGAAGAGCCATTCGCTCAAAGTTATCAATATAGGCGCGACTTTGTAGGGTTAACTTACTTTCAAGCCTTAGACAATATAGTTAAATCTTTTGGGTGTAGACTATTCCAATCGGACGGGAAATGGCAGATCCTAGCTATTAATCAAATGGCGCTAGCGACTAGATATTTTACTAACTATGTAATTTATCCTACTGTATCTAATTCCGGAAGCGGAACTTTTGATAAAAATATTACTATCGAGCCTTACTCGGACGGTAACGTACATTTTATAAATAATAGCCAAAATAAAATAGTTAGAAAAGGTTATCCTAAAGTAGTAGTTAAAGGGAACTTTAAATACGCGGATACCTACGTCCATAATGGAAACTTTAAAGGTTATTATAATACTTTAACGCCTCCCGCTTATGTTTTTCAGCCTTACGGTTGGAGTTTTTTCGCTAGTGCTTTTCCGGCTTCTTATGTTAATATGGATATAGACGACGATTTGTCTTCTAATACTGTAAATATATCCCAACCAATAGGAGCGGGATTTTATGCTTATGCAGAAATGGGGGGATTTCCTCCTCCTATTAGTCCTTATTTATATTTACCTTATATGAATGGGCCTAGCTTTAACGTAAGTTTTACTTATTTTATCGGACAAGGAATAGGCGCTAAATTATTTATTTCTATTATTAATCCGGCTAACGGTATTAAATATTATTATGACGGTACTAATTGGGGAACCGGATCTACTTACGTAGTAGTAAATAAAGTAGATAGCGCCGAGTTTGTAAGTTACTCCGAGAAAGTAGATTTAAATAGCATAAATAGTCCTACGGGTACTGCGTTAAAAGGTTACGTACAATTAAGATTTTTAGTAGACGGAGGAACTCCGTTTCCTAAATATACCAATATAAGGGTAAGAAGCGTAGCAATTACTCAAGATTATACTACTATTAGATCGGTAGACGTAAGTAGACAAGTAGGAACCGAAAACACTACTATTAAAGAAATCGACCAACCTTACGGAAGTTTCTTAAATAACTTTTCAGTTAATAATAATATAGGGAATATAGTAAACGCTTCGGGGATTTCTTATACTAATTGGTATCGTTATCCCGATACGGCTAATACCTTCCCTCTTTTAGCTATGTTAATGGCTAGACAGTATTCAAACTTACTAAATAAGAACTTTGCAACACTAGAAGCCGAATTAGGTTCGTTTCAAACTGCAAAAGGGTTAAACTACTTAGATAAGGTTTATACGGTCGAAGATTCGGCTACTAACGCCCTTTCTTATAACGATAAAACATTTATGTTAAATAGAGGCAATGTAATGCCGCAAGTAGATCAAGTAGACTCTTTTCAGCTAATAGAAATAACAAACGACGATAACGAACTTTCAATAGAAACTATAAAGTATAATATCGAGTAAAATAAAAGATTAAATTTGTAGTATGGCAAACGCAGTAAACGGAAAAAATGTTATGCTTTATTGGCATAGGACGGACGTAGATCCGGAAGTAGACGTAGCGTTCGCGTGTTCTACAAACTGTTCTTTTAGTGTTAATGTAGATCAAGTAGAGGTAACTTCCGTTACGTCGGCTTGGTTTCGAGAATATAAAAACGATATAGCTACTTGGAGTATTAACTGCGACGGCTTAGTTATCTTAAGCGGATTCTCTTATTTATTTATGCTTAATAAGCAATTAGCTAGAGAACCTATCGAGGTTAATTTCGTAATAGACAACGGAGTAGACGGCTTAGTAATAATAAACGGTATTTGTAATATAACGAGTATAAATATAGGCGCTCCGGTAAGGGACGTCGCTACTTATAACGTTACACTACAAGGGACCGGCGCTTACGGTACTACGGGAACTAGTATTACTCCGGCGGGAATTGTTATTCGCGGAGGATATGTTTACAATAAAGAATATACGGCGGCCGGTGGCGAGACTACTATCACTTGGGTAGATATGATCGGGAAGGACTGCGTTTATGTATCTAGGGGCGGTATAGATTGCCAAGCGATTATAATTAGCGGGACTCCGGTAGACGAGGAAGTTAAGTGGAATAGTATAACGGGAGTTCTTACATTTAGTAGGGCTTTAGATAGTGGGGAATTTGTTAGAGGTTTGTTTAATTAGATAAAAAAAGTAAAATGAGTAACCAAATAGTTATAACAAGCGGAGCCAAATTAAGAGACTTAGACGACGTTATTATAGGAACCGACGGGATATTATCCTCGGTAGCCTTTAACGTGGCTAACGGGGTTCCTAGGCTTGACGAGAACGGTAAAATTCTAGTAAGTCAGTTACCTAATTCGGTTATGGAATTTAAAGGAGTTTGGAACGCGGCTACTAATACGCCTACTTTGGTTAACGGTACGGGTAACGCGGGGGACGTTTGGTTATGTAACGTTGCCGGAACTGTGGATTTTGGGCCTCCTTCGACTACTCCTATTACTTTTGCGGTGGGCGACTACGCAGTCTATACGGGGAGCGAATGGGCTAGATCGTCGGGAGCGACGGGGACAGTAACTTCGGTAGGTGTATCTAGAGACGGAAACGCTCTAACTATTACCGGTTCTCCCGTAACTTCTAGCGGAACGATTAATTTAGGCTCTTCTC